CTGGCTGGGCTGGCGCGCTGGCGGCGGATGCTGGAACGTTGGTAACGGCTAATATTACGACTCCGGCGACTGTATCCACGGGTGATGTACGCGGTACGTATCTTCCTTCTTCGTCCAGCAACGGCACGCGGCGCCTCGTTATCACTACCGCGCTTACCGGCTCGCAGGTTGGCCCCGGTGCTACTGTGACATCTGTTCTCGGTGTAACTCAGGTATAGGCTGTATCATGAAAAAGAACGTGGTCATTAAAAAACGCGTGAAAATCACGGTGCCGGAATCGGATGACATGCCGCAATATAAACGCGGCGGTGAAGTGAACGGGCATCAGCATATTTACAAAGGTGGTCATGATGGCCATCGGCCCATGGAAGTTACTTCCAAGCACGGCCACAAACCGATGCACAGGGCATAGCTGCCCCAAAGAGGGGGAATAATGCCGACTGCAATGACATATTCGAGCCTGGTTGGCTCCCTCAAGGCATATCTTCAGCGCCATGATGCGCTGGTTATAGATAATATTCCTACCTTTATTCAGCTCGCGCAGATTCGCATTCCGCGAGAAATGAAGCTGCTTGGCTTCCGACAGGAGGTGACAGGGGTATTTGATGGTACGGCGCAGTCCACGGGCATAATGCAGAAGCCTTCTGACTGGCGTAAGACCATCGCATTCTATGTGGGAACAGGTGTCGATAATAATGCGCACACACCTCTCTTAGAGCGCGACTATGATTACATTCGTACGGTATATCCAGACCCTTCCCAGCAGGGAACTCCCCGTTTTTACGGAGATGCTGATTATAATCACTGGCTAATCCAGCCTTCTCCTCAAATGGGGTTTCCATTCAAAATTCCCTATTACAGCACACTTACCCAACTTGATGATACGACTCAAACTAATTGGCTCACAGTAAATGCGCCTGATTTATTGCTTTATGCCTCTTTGCTGGAAGCGGTGCCTTTCCTGAAAGTCGATGAACGTATCCAGGTTTGGCAAGGATATTACCTGAATGCGAAAAATGCGCTTCAGGCTCAAGAAATCGAAGGAAAATACGACACACAAGCTGTGGTTGGTGAACCTCAGCCGCCCAGTGTTGCGCCCAGGTAGGAGATTAATAGATGGCCAATACATTTACCAATACTTTCGGAGGAAGCGCCGTATCACCGGCTGATGTGGCGTACGCCGGGTATTCTTTCGCATCTGACTTGGTGCTTTTCTGGCCCGCTTTCTCGTATGGTCAAACGAATGTTGCTGCGCGTTTCATGAATTTAACGGCCACAGCATCGGGCCTGAATGTATTTATGCCGGATGCTTTGCTTACCAGCGTTGGACAGGACGTTATCATTTTCAACGAGGGTTCCGAAACTTTCAATGTATTGGACTTTGGTGGTGGTGCAATTGCTACCATCGCGCCGGGGCAGACCTATTATATCCTGCTCAATGACAATACCTCCCAAGCTGGCGGGTGGCAGACGGTACAATTTGGAGTTGGGACTGGATCAGCAGATGCCGCATCTCTGGCAGGTGCTGGATTACTTGCTATAGGTCCATTACTGAATGTGAATTTAATGGGTACTACGATTACCAATCCCGCGACTATTACATCTGCCGCGCGCGCCGTTTTACAAATATGGACGGGCGGTACGGGAACTGTTGAATTGCCTACGGCGGCGAGCGTTGGTGATGGATTTTTCTTCCCATTCTCCAATCAAGGCAATGGAACGGCGACCATTGTTGCAACGGGTGGCGATACGATTGATGGTGCGGCAACATCCGTATTCACGCAAACGCTCTCTGGCTTTATCGTTTCATCAGGTGGTGCGTGGTATACGGTAGGGAAGGGAAGTCAGACCAATTTTGCCGTCACGATCTTGAATCTTAATGTTGCTGGATCAGATGACGTTACCGAATCCTCCACTCAAGCTCAGAATATTATCCAGCAATTTACAGGTATTCTCACTGGTAATATCAATATAATCGTTCCAGCGACCGCTCAGATTTATTTTGTATATAACGATACTACCGGGCCTTATTCTCTCACATTCAAGACAGCGCTTGGATCGGGAATTACCATTGACCAGGGATCACACGTAATTCTTTATTGCGATGGAACCAACATCGTAAATGCCTTTACCTCAACTTTTGGGGGTGCGATTTCTATATCGGCTGGCTCTGCTGGTGCTCCTAATTTTAATTTTATCGGTAGCTCTACCACCGGTATTTACAGTCCCGCGGTTAATCAGATTGCCGTAACGGCGGGAGGCCATGAAGTGATGAATTTCACTTCAGAGGCAAGCGCAGTGAATTTTATTCAGGCGACGGCTTCTGCCACCGGAAGCGCAATCAAGCTTGTTGCGCTTGGTACGGACACCAATATACCGATTACACTATCTGGTAAAGGTACCGGCACAGTAGGGATTGCACAGGCCGCTATTACCGGAGGCGCGATTGACGGAACTGTAATAGGGGGCGTTACGCCATCTGCTATTACGGGGACTACCATTGTAGCAAATGGTGGATTCACGGGTAATCTTACAGGAACCGCACCTGCTGGAACCTTAACTGGTACAACTTTAGCTTCCAATGTTGTTACTTCGAGCCTTACCGCTGTGGGAACCCTAGTAACTGGTGTATGGAACGGAACGCCTATCGATACAAGTTATGGCGGGACTGGGCAAGATACACATACTTCTAGTGGCGTAGCGCAAGTGTTATCGGGTACCTGGTCAGTCTCGACAGCTTTAGCTAATAACACAACCGCCACCACTCAATCAGCTAATGACAACTCAACTAAAGTAGCAACAACTGCATATATAGATAAATTGACTGGTAGTGTTATTGCCAATTCGCTGGCATCTGATGTTGCTCTCAATAACTCTTCCATTTTTTTCGACGGTCCCAGCATAGCGCAGGGGGCCACTGGAACATGGTTTGTTTCTGGTACTATCACTTTATTCACTAACAATTATGGGGCAGACACTTTTACTGTAAAGTTGTGGGATGGAACGACTGTTATTGCGTCAACTAGCCTTGCGCTGCCCGGTGTATCTTCCAGCGGATATTTCACTGTGTCATTATCTGGTTTTATGGCAAGCCCTGCCGCAAATTTGCGTATATCTGTTAAGAGCAGTGGTACATCGAATAGAATTGTCTATAATCAGTCAGGGCTTGCAAAAGATTCGACCATAACGGCATTCAGGGTTGCGTAATGCCAGGAGAATCACACAAAATATTCCCACTTCGCTCTCTTCCCGGCATAAAAAAAGACGGCACGGAAACAGAGGGAAATTATTGGAATGATGGAAAGTGGACTCGTTTTTATCGAGGTTTGCCGCGTTCAATTCTAGGTTATCGCGCGATGACAGATGGCTACCCCGGCCCATCTCGGGGGCTTTTTGTCAGCTTAAATGGTACTGGATATCTCGATATATTCTCAGGGTCTTCTGATGCTCTAAACGTTGCTCAGTTCACAACAGCTGGTTTTGGTAGTGGTCCAACTGATATTACCCCCACGGGGTTTGTTGGAAGTCCGAACAATATTTGGCAACTCGATTCATTATTTAATTCCAATGGCGGCGGCAAAATTGATCTTGTTGCGCATGCCGCTCCAAATCTAGCCGATATAGGCAGCAACATTGCCACGCAAGTTTATTATGGAGATATAACCACCACATCACCTCTTCTTGGTGCAGTAGATGACGTGGGAAATCCCTTCAAAGTTTCCGGAGGGATCACAGTAGCTGCCCCTTACGCTATCGCTTATGGTAGTGACGGTCTTGTCGCATGGTCGGATCAAAGTAATCCGGGATTATTTCCTCTTGCCAATGCTGCCAATCCCACCTCAACAAAAATAGTAAAAGGATTATCCCTCCGAGGGAATAGCGCTCCTGCAGCTATTTTATGGTCAATAGACAGCATTATCCAGATGCTTTTTGTTGGCGGGGACGTAGTGTGGACTTTCAACACCGTTTCGGATCAGAGCAGCATCCTTTCTTCTAGCGGCCCTGTGGAGTTTGATGGCATTTATTATTGGCCTGGCGTTGATAGGTTCTTAACCTACAATGGCGTTCTCAGAGAGCTTCCAAATGAAATAAATTCAGATTTCTTTTATACGAATCTAAATTTTGCACAGCGCCAAAAGGTATTTGGTTTTAAAATACCGCGTTGGGGAGAAATTTGGTGGTGTTTCCCTATGGGGAATTCAACGGAATGTAATCACGCTGTAATTTACAACGTAAGAGAGAATACGTGGTATGATACGCCGCTCCCGGCGGATGGTCGATCGGCGGCTTATTTTGCTCAAAGCTGGCAGTATCCCGTTTTATCCGGCGCTTTTCCTTACCCTGGAAATAATTATCAACTATGGCAATCCGAATTTGGTGTTGATGAAATTCAAGGCGGCAATGTCAATGCAATCTATTCTTTTATTGAATCTGCCGATTTAGCAATTGTTGGGGGTGGTTTAACGGCATCGGGAACTCCTGATGCTACCCCTGATGATGTGTGGACGCAGCTCGTAAGATTTGAGGGGGATTTCAATATAACAACGTCTTTGAATATAAAAATCCTTGGCCGCAATTTCGCTATGGATGAGGATGAGGTTTTAGAAACAGTCCAAATAACTCAATCGAACAATAATTTTGATACACAGGCGCAGGCAAGATATTTGCGCTGGAGGTTTGAATGCAACAGTCAAGGCGGTTCTTACATCACGGGGTTCCCGCTTATATCTTATCGTGCGGGTGATAGGAATCCGGCTTAATATGACATCAAAAGCATCATTCAATCCTTACGGAGTTACGCTGCATTTTCCTGATGGGGATGTGGTATTAAATGCGGGCGCGGGAATGACAATCCTCCCCAATGGGGATTTGATAACATTTTCCGCGCAAATCCCCTCTCAACTGATTGCTAATGGGAATGGATTGCCTTGGCAACCGCCTACTTTGACAGATGGAAAAGCTCCTAATAACAGCATCTATTATAGCAGTGATGCAGCCAAGCTAGTCTATAAGTCAGCCGATTCTGTTGTTCATCCTCTTTATTGATCCTATGCTCCAATTGTTGCCACCACTACCTGTTATTGTAACCAGCAAAGGGGACGCTAAAGGACAAGCTATGTTTCTTATCGACTATGGTACGGAATCCCACTTGGTTTGGGTTGTAGCCTTGGACGGAAGCGGAGAGTTTTGGTGCGTACCCAATCCGGAAGTACGCCTTCAGAAAAATTGGACTTTGGGAAGGCGATAAAAACATTGCTTTGTCAGTGGTTTTTTGCCATAATTAGCCAATCCCCAGCTTCGCGGCCCTTGTCATGCGGATGGAACGGGTTTTCTTTATAGAAAACGGGTTCTCCCATGCTTACTTGGCGTTTTGGTGTTCCGGAAGATTTCGTCTCGCTTTGCGAGCTATTCCGGTCCTCTGGATTGGGAGAGGGTTTCCCGGAAATAAGCCGACGAATAACTATTCCCCTGTTTTTGCGCCAACTGATTACCTTTCATGAGGGATCGCGCATCGTCGGCTTTGTTACGTTTGCTTATTTAAGCAGCGAAGCGGAAGCGCATATGGCCGATACAGGTATTGCCCCAAAGGATTGGCGTAGTGGCGATAGCTTTTGGGCCGTCGATTTCGCAAGTGAACCGGGTGCGGATGGATACAGGATGCTCCGTGTAGCAACGCGTGTTCTTCGCGTCAAGAGAGCGCGTTATTACCGGAAAAAAGATCAAAAAGTTAAAGAGGTGAGGACGATATGTCAGGTGGCGGCGTAGGCGGCACTTTAGGCTCTCTGGCGGGTGCAGCGCTCGCGCCGGAAACGGGCGGTCTGTCCCTGTTGATTCCAGCGATAGCGGGCGCAGGTGGTGCATATCTTGGCGGCAGACTCACAGGAGATAAAAATCCGCTGGTGGATGCGCTTCTGGGGGGTATTGGCGGTGGCCTAAGTGGCGCGCTGAATGTCGGAGGTGGTTTGGGCATTGATAATGCTGCGGGCCTATTTGGTGATGGTGCTACTGCAGCGGGAGCGACTGGTGCTAGCGCAGGCGCATCTGGTCTAACCCAGGGAACGCAGGATTTACTTACTAAATTCGGCGCTCAGGAGGCGATAAGTCCCGCCTTAGCAGCAGCAGACCCGTCCCTCGCAGCGGGTGCGGCCTCTGGTGGCGCTTCCAGTATGTTAGGGGGGATCGGGAAATATATAGCGGCCAATCCGCTCAAAGCAGCTCTAGCGGGTAATGTCGGACTATCCGCCATTCAATCATTGCTCCCCCATACCCAGGTAGACGTAGGGAAAAATGCTGCGAATGTGATTAATACCAACCCGAATTTTAATGCGCAGCTTCCTAAGTATACCATGCAAAACACAGCCACTCCCTATACCGGGGACTGGTATAAATATGGAGAGTCTCCGCAGACGCCATTATACAACGCAATTCCAATGCGCGCCGCGCATGGTGGCTTGGTCGGATATGCTCATGGCGGCAGAGTTCATGGCTATGCTGATGGTGGCCAGATACCCCAACCCGGTATGCCGCCGCAGATGGCAGCGCCATCTCAGGTGAACCCCTTAGCGATTAAAACCGCCCATGATATTGGGGTTCGGATCGGGAAGCATCTTCGCCAGCAATCTCCATTGTTTACGGGCCAAGGTAAAGTCAGTGGCCAAGGGGGCGGTCAGGATGATGCGGTTCCGGCAAAATTATCTGATGGTGAATATGTGATTCCTGCAGATGCGGTTGCGCATCTCGGCGATGGCTCTTCCGATGCTGGCGGTAAAGCGCTTGATAAAATGGTTCATAATGTCCGCGCGCAGAAATCCGTAAAAGGCTTCCCGCCTAAGGCAAAAAATCCGCTTTCTTATATCAAGAAAGGTGCGGCCTAATGTCTGGCGGCGGCGGGTCAGCACCTGCAACACCATCCACCACCACCCAAATCCAAGACATCCCGGCTTGGGAGCAGGGATATGTTACCGATTTGCTGGGGCAGGCCCAGACCATTGCCGCTCAGCCTTTTCAGCAGTTCCCTGGTCAGCAGGTAGCGGGATTTACGGGCGATCAGAATCAGGCGTTTTCTAATATCGAGAATGCAGGGGTGGCAAATCAGGCGAATCAGGCAGCGGCTTTAGGCGCGGCTGGTCAGGGCGCTGCAAGCGCTAATAATATTTATAGTGCAGGCAGTCCTTATCTTCAGGCGGCTACTGCCGCAGCTTCTCCTCAGGGGATTCAGGCGTATATGTCGCCTTACACCAATAGCGTGGTGCAGGGCTTACAGGATACGGCCAATCAAAATTGGAATCAGAATATTATGCCTGGAATCAACGATAAGTTCGTTGGTTCAGGGCAATATGCATCCGGTCGAAATGCGCAGGTTTTAGGTCAGGCCGCTGGCAACTTTCAGACGGGGCTTAGCTCTAACATCGCCAATGCGCTTGAATCTGGTTATAGCACCGCTGGACAGCAAGCGCAAAATCAGGCGGCGAATCTTCTTACTGCGGGTACTCAGCTCGGGAATCTTGCATCCACGCAAGCGGGACAGCAGCTCAATGCGGGGACAACGCTCGGGAATCTCGGCGCGCAATCGGCTGCCACTAATCTTACGCAAAATCAGGCGCTACAGGCGGTCGGACAGCAGCAGCAGCAGCTTAATCAGACGAATCTTAACGTTGCTCAGCAGAATTGGCAGGATCAAACAAATTGGCCCAAAACGCAGACCGAATATCTCAATCAGATCATTCGGGGACTTCCCGCGCCTTCTGCGACGACTGTTGGCACACAGACGACGCCTGCTTACTCTGTATCTCCTTTATCTGGATTGGGCGGCGCAGGCACAACTGCCCTTAGCTTACTCGGTTCCAATGGAAATTCCCTCGGGACAGCTGTTGGCGCGAAAAAAGGGGGGCTAATTAAGAAGTATGCCGAAGGCGGCGCGGTCGATGATGATTCTGATGATGATACGCCTCTTGGCGCGTATAACGATTCCATTCTGACACCTGAAGAGCAGAATGCTCAGATATTAAGCCTATATGGTGATCCTTCTGACGCTTCATCAATTTCGGTTGCTCCTCTTCTTGCCAGCGCGTCTCCGTTGAGTGCCGCTAGCCCGCTTGCAGCGGCTTTTAGTGGTGCATCAGCTTCTCCTATTCAGTCTGGTTCGGGGATGACAAAAAGTGAAATTCAGCAAAACCAGCTTCTCGCACTGGCGCGCGGGATGCTCACACCTACGCCGGGTGGTTCGCCATGGGCCGCATTGGGTCAAGGTGTTGGAGCGCTTCAGGACTTTAATATGGCTGAGCAGAAATTAGAACAAGCGGGGAAATTGCGTGGATTCCAGCAGACTCCCAGTGCGGTACGAGAATACCAGTATTTCAACAGCCTATCCCCTGAAGCGCAGAAGGAATATTTGAAGGTAAAGCGCAATCCTCAATATCTTAATCTGGGGGATAAATATGTTGCACCTGGAACTGGGGAAACTCTGACCAAAGGGCTATCGCCGGAGCATACCCCGGAAGTAAGGGGCGCGCAGGAAAAAGCCAAAAAAGAAGCCGATATATCCACGCAAGCGCAGGCTGATTTGCCACGTATTGCCGATCAGGCGCAGACTGCTATCGACCAGATTAACGAGACGCTTAAAGCTCCTGGCTTGGAGAGCAATTTTGGCATGAAGGGCGTGTTCCCGAATCTCCCAGGGAGTGAAGCGGCGGATGCGGAATCAATGCTCAAGCAGATCAGGGGCGGCGTGTTCCTCAATGCGTACAATCAACTGCGCGGCGGCGGCGCAATTACGGAAATCGAAGGAGAAAAGGCAACCGATGCTTATGCTCGCATGCAAAAGGCGCAATCCGTGGATGCCTTCAAAAAAGCGGCTCAGGAATATATCGGTATTCTGAAAAAAGGCGTGGCTCGTACTCAAAGAACGGCATCTGGAGATGTATTCAATAGCTCTCCCGCATCTTCCGAGCAAAATACATTGCCATCTCCCGTCACATTAGGGCCGGAAGGTGGCAAGCTTATCGGCACCTCTAAGGGTAAGAAGGTCTATGAACTCCCTGACGGCTCGCATGTAATGGAGCAATAGATGCCATTCGCTCCCGTGGATATCAATGATATACAGCTAGATACTCCAGAAAACCCCACCGCTGGAGTATCGAGCAGTTTTGCGCCTGTAGATATTGGCGCAATCGAATTGGATAAAGCCCCAGTTGGTGACACCGCTACCGTTGATTCTGTAAAATCGCTGGGAGGTGGGTTAGAGCGCGGCGCGGCAAGTACAGTCATGGTACTCCCCAACTTACTCAATCAGGCTGTAGCTGGCCCGCAATTGCTGGGGCGTGGCATTGCAGAGGGGGTCGATAATCTCATTGGTATCTCTCCCCAACCACGCGGCGAATTATGGCAACCATTTATGGGTTCCGAAGAAGTGCTCCATAAGTTGCCCCCCGCCCTTCAGCCTCATGACGCGACTACAGCAGCGGGAACGGCAGCAGATTTAGCTGGTCAACTTCTTGGGGGGATAGGTGCCGGGAAAGCAATCCAGGCAATTCCAGGTGCTGTTAATAACGCTTTTGCAAAGCGCCCAGATATTCCTTCTGCGGAAGATACACGCGCGCTAGCAAGTAATTCTTACGCCAAAGCTGAGCAAGCAGGCGGAGTTTTGAAGCCGCATATTACAGACTCATTTATAGATGAAGCGGCAAAGTTGACGCCGCAAACTCCTGCTGCGCGCGCCGTTTTTTCAACGGATACGCCAAGCTCAAAGTTGATAACCAACCTCCAATCTGGCGTGAGGGGAAAGCCACTTACGCTTGCTGAGGCCCAAGAGCTTGATAGTGGGCTTGGAGACATGATGGCCAGCGAGGTACATCCGCAGACAGGTAAACTGACTGCGGAGGGAAATAAACTGCTAAAAATACAATCCGCGTTGAGAGACGCTATCGAAAAAGCGCAGCCACAAGATATCGTTGGTGGTAAAGCGGGATTTGATGCGTGGAATGAGGGCCGTCAATTATGGGCCACCGCTGCCAAGCAAAACGATATCGAGCGTATCATTAACAAAGCCTCTGGCGCCGATAATCCAGCCATTGTGTTAAAAAATGGATTTAGCGCGCTTAAGAATAACCCAACCCGTATGCGTGGATTCACTATGCAGGAACGCGCCGCCATTGCTAAGGCTGCAAAAACGGGGATTATTACCGATGCTCTGAGATGGGGTGGTAGCCGTTTTATTTCTTCGGTGACTGGCACGGCTGCGGGAGTGGCTGGCGGCGGTCCAATGGGAGCTGTTCTTGGCTCTGGCGCTGGATACGCCGCTGGAATGCCGCTGCGCGCTCTTGCTAACGCGCGCCAAATGGGACGCGCTAATGACGTATTGCAAACTATTGCAAAGCGTCCGGCGCTACAATCAATTATAAATCCGAATCCCCCGCCTACACCCATTCCTCCAGCGCCGGTTTCAATTTTGCCGTCTACTGGTAAGCCTTATTACCCCTTAGCTTTTCTTTTGGGAAGCGCGGGAGAAGAAAACGGATATGCCAAAGGCGGTCTTGCTTGCAGGGTTAATCCGCTTTCTTAGCTTTCTTCCCAAGAATCTTATTCGCCTTCGCATCAATTTTTTCTTTGGTGCCAGGGCTGATTTTGCCTTTGTTCTCCATCTGGGTAGCGCGCGCTTTAGCATTAGCAGCATGCCCGGCGTCCGGCATCGGAAATTTCTTAGACCCAGGCATGCCGAAGTCGCTTTTAGGGAGTTTTTTGCGTTCTTTGGTGGTGAGTTTTGCCATAAATCCTCCAATGTTTCGATTTTTCTAACACATTTTTGAAGCAAAATCAATTGCCCTCCATTTGATTATATGGCATAATTCGGCTATCTCATAGCGCGGCTGGTCATGCGCTCAAACAATTTATTTGAGCAAATGGAGCCGTTATGGGTAAAGGTAATACATGGTCCAATGATATTCTTGGACTTTTGTTTAATGCAACTGCTGTCCCCAACATTGCGGATAATGCGGCTAGCGGTCCATTAACCAACTTGTATCTTTCCCTACATACCGCGAACCCTGGCGCTGGTGGAAATCAGACAACCAGTGAAGCTGCGTATACTAGCTACGCGCGTGTTGCAGTAGCGCGCACCAGCGGTGGATTTACTATAAGCGGCACGAGCGTCTCTCCTGCAGCAAACGTAAATTTCCCCACCGCAACAGGTGGCACCGAAACCGAAACGTTTTTTGGTATCGGTACGGCATCTAGCGGCGCTGGTGTCCTACTCTATTCCGGCGCGATTAGCCCGACTATCGCAGTTGCAAATGGGGTGACACCTATTCTCACGACTGCGACCACTGTAACTGAAAGCTAGTCAAACCCTCTTAGGGTAAATTTTGTGACCGATTACATCACCCCAATCGGCGTTCAGCATTTTTCGATTACTATCCCGCCTGGGAATGCAACTGCTACAGCGACAATTAATGCTGTGGGCGCGCGTGCATTTATTCTTATGGGCGGTCTAAATCCATCCGGATCAGTCCAATCCGAGTCACTAGCATATCTCTCATTAACAAACCCGACCACTATTACGGCCACCCGCCGACTTTCCAGCGCTTCAGTGGTTATAAAAGGCTGCATCATAGATGCAACTGAGAATTTAGTAGCGAGTGTGCAGTACGGAACAATCACGCTTCCAGATGGAACTGCCTCCGCCACCGCAACTATATCTCCGGTAAATAACAATAACACCGCAGTTCATGCACTCGGTATGGCCACAGATGCCAACGGGTCTTTTGCGGAGAATAATGCCTTCCTTTCTCTATCGGGGACGACGCTGACAGCTACGGTGCTTGGCGCGTATGGGCTTTTTATCGCATCCTATTGCGTGATAGAATTTGCGAGCGCTGCGCTCAATCAGAATGTTCAGAATCTAGCGATAAACTCCAGCGCCAGCACAACGTCAATTACTTCCACGATAAATTCAGTAGATATTGACAATACAATCTGTATAGCGGGCGGAACGACCTGCAATAGTGGCTCATATTCTAATGGGCAGATATATGGATTTTTATCTAATTCGACTACGTTTGCGCTTGCGATAAACAGCGCCTCAACGGCGAGGAAACAGTATAACGTCTCAATTGTTGAATTAAAAACCGACATCTTACAGAGCGCGGTAAAACGTAACCGGACATCACTGTCTGGCGTTAATTTGAATACATCAACCATATCGTCGGTGATGAAAGCAAGCTCTGTAATCTCATGGCTTAACAACTCGACAAACTCCCCAAGCTCTATCGGTGAAGCTACGGGCGCGGCAGTATTGACCAACGGCACAACGGTAACGGTTTCGCGTAACAATTCTTCAAATAATATTCTCGGATCGTGGGAGGTTGCCGAATTCCCTCCATCAAAACAAGCTTACTCAACCGGCCTATCAACTGGGACAGCAACCGTAATTGGTAAATCGGGCGCGGGCGCAGCGGGCGTTTCTTTAGGCGCGAGCGCAGTCAGCGGCACCGCCATAACTGCCAGCATATCCGTAGGGACGGCGGCAGGGGTTGCCTCTGCCTCAGCCGTATCCACAGCAGGCTCTTTTGGAATAGCCGATGGCGTAAGCATTGTTGCAGGCCGCTCTGCTTTAACGGTTTCTTCGGTGGGGTCATCTTTTGGGCAAGCTACCGTCTCTGGTGTCGGAGGCAATGGAACGTTTGGGGTGGGGATGGCCATCGGCGTAGCAACTGTCTCAGCGATGGGTACGCAGGCAACGTATGCTACAGGGGTAGCTATCGGTTCCGCTGTCGTTTCCGGGCGCACTAATGCTATTGCGCGCAGTGCGGGAACCGCAATCGGCACAAGTACGGCTACCGCACAGGGGAATGCTGCCCCTCAGCCGCCATTTCCGCTACCACCCACGGAATATCCCATAGATGTTCTCATACCTGTGGAATTGCCCATTGCCGCTTGAATTCATTGAAAATACGTGATAGGCTACTTTCACCTGTGAAGTGCGGTCAAATCTGCGCTCGATTTTTAAAATCGTGTGATGGCGCAAATGACCACTTCAGGACTCATAAATTCCCAGTCTTATGATGTTATTTCGCTACTGGAAATGGCTGCGCGCCGTTGCGGGCAGCTTGGCGGGCGCTTAAGCGCTGAAGAAATTATAGACGGTAAAAACGAATTAACCATGACGATGAACTCCCTCATTAATGAGGGAACACCGCTCTGGACGGTCGATAAGCAAATATACGGCCTTAATATCAATCAAAATTTGGTGCAATTTACATCCGGCACCGTCGATATTCAAAATATTCTCTACCGCTTTAATAATCTCCCCTCAGGTGGCGTGGCATCATCCAGCGCGGGCGGAATTGCGGAGAACGCTTTTGACCAGAATCTCAATACAGCATGTACCCAGAATGCGCCAAATGGCAATATTTCTTATGATTTTCTAACAAACACCACGATTGTAACCGTGGGTATGTTAATGAATTCCACGGCCATTCTTAATCCAATTTATGAATATTCAGTGGACGGTATCACCTGGGAAGAGTCGGTTCCTACCGCTCGGGTTCCTGCCACTTTCAGCAAGGGCCAATGGTACTGGCAGGATGTAACATTCCCGCAAACTGCGCGCTATTACCGCGTGCGCGAAACTTCGGGCGGCACACTCGATGTGGTTGAACTGGTATTTGGCACGGCGGCTAATGAGATAATTCTATCTCGACTAAATAAGGATGATTATCAAAATCTTCCCTTTAAAAACCAAACCGGACGCCCGCTACAATATTGGTTTGACCGTCAGATCACACCGCAAATGTGGGTGTGGCCCGCCAGCATGTATAGCTTCAATAGCCTTGTTGTCTGGCGCAGGCGCGAACTGCAGGATGCGGGAGAATTTACCAACACGCTCGAATTCCCGGCTCGGTGGCTGGATACAGTCGTTTTTACATTGGCTGCACGGTTAATTTATATCCTTCCCGGAGCCGATCTCAACCGCGCGCCCATACTTGAGCAAAAAGCTGCAGCTGCGCGTCAGCTAGCATGGACTGAGGAGCGCGATAATAGCCCCCTTTATTTCTCTCCGATGATTGGCGGATACACTCACCAAAGCTATGGAGGGAGCCGCTAATGCTAGCATCAGGACGCGCCTCAATAGCCATCTGCGATAGGTGCAATTTCAAGTTTAAATACGATCAATTGCGTGCGGATGGCAACAGCCCTGGTCTGCGCGTGTGCGAAACATGCCGTGATCCGAAAAACCCTTGGCGGCTCCCCCCCATACAGCCAGACGCTCTGGCTCTTAGATTCCCGCGTCCAGATACGCCCCTCGTTCCGGGCGATGAATAGTTACAGGAGAGAGAAATGAGACAAATCGTTTTTAATTATAACGCGGCTAACAGCGGGGCAGTGATCCCGCTCAATTATGACAATGTTTCCGTTGGCATTGGCTTTGTCTGCAAGGTGACGGGAACGGTTAATTACACAGTTAACCATACCTATGACAACTGTATGGACCCGGCCATCACGCCGACTTGGCTACCCCACGGCACCTCTAACATGATTGCGGCGACTTCAACCCAAGAAAGCAATTTCGTGATTCCGGTGGCTGGGATGCAGGTAGTTATTAACTCAGGGGACGGTTCTGTGCAGCTCGTAGTGCTTCAGCAGGGGATTATCTAATGAGCGCCGCTACCAACAGTTTCGTAAATCGCGCAACAGCAATTGACGCCGCTAGCGGTAGCGTAACCAGCATCAATGGATTAACTGGCGCTGTCATATTGGCGGCGGGAACAAATATTTCCCTTACCCCTGTTGGGAACACCATCACGATCTCGGCGTCCGGGACTATAACTCAAAATGGTCGTTCGGTAACAGCCACCACCGCAACAGTCACAACCACGGATGGCATTGTTAATTTGGCTAATGCTGGTGGAATTTGTGCGGTCACTGGCCCTACGGGCCGCGCTGCTTGGACACCCTTCACGCTTAAGGATGCCAATGGGTTGGCTGGAGGAGGCGGGTATGTATACACCCCGGCAAGCGGCACAGTTGATGGACAGCCTAACTACGTTTTAGCAAACGGCTGGGACTCTGTGGATATCTACAATGATGGAACTAATGAGTTTACGAAATAGGGACTTAAAAATGAAATACCTCTCACGCATTCTTCTTTTTGTTCTGCTAGTTCATGCTTTTCCCGCGACTGCTGCGCAAATCCATGCTGGCGGCACTAATGGACAGATTCAGTACAATAATAATGGTGCATTTGGCGGCGAGAGTGCAGGCGCTGTTCTTGATGTTGCCACCAATCCCGTTGGGACGGCTGGCCAGTGGCTCACCCGTCTCGCAGCCGGTTCTTGGAAAGCCATTCCTGCGGCTCAGGTGCTTGGCGAATGTAATTACGTTGATTATTTCGTAGCTAACAATCTGACCGAAACAACGGTTACTCAGCATACGACCAATTTCCAGAATTGGCTGCTGGATTGCCAGCTTAAGGCATTCAAATATCGCCCCAGCACTGCTGGTGATAATATTACCCAGCGGAGCTGCATCAAAGCAACTTATCCGCGTGGTGGTGCGTTCCTGGGTGAAACGACGCACATTAATAGCCCTCTCATTATTCCGCCATACATCTGCACTAATTTTCAAGAGCAGATATTACGCGAGGGTTCCGCAACTGGCACCGCCCCGGCAACTTATACGGGGCTTACAACTGCAGTTGCATTGAGGAATTTATCGCAGCCAACAGTTATTTACCCTCCGCTTTCGCATAACTTCTCCAATCTTAGTATTAATACGAATACGAATGGTGCCGATAATGGATCGGGTGTTTATTTTGGGAAAAACTGGACTCCCGCAACGGCAACTGTAGTTGCTCCTGGCTCTGGATATGCGCCGGGGGATGTGGTGACATTAGCTCAGCCCAGTAATTCTCCTTATGTTTCCCCTCAAGTCACAGTTTCAACTGTTGATGGATCGGGTGGCATTACGGGATTCACATTCACGCGTGCAGGCTCTTATTCTCTGCCGCCTATTATGCAACAGACGCAATATAATTCTGCGGGATGGACGGCTCTCTATACGCCTGGAACTATAGCTACTAGTAACGTTGGTCAGGTATTTGATGCCGTTAATCCCACATGGTATCTCTCATCTGGTAGCACTGGTGCGGGTACTGGCGCTAAATTCACGTTAACTTGGACGGATGACTTTACCGCAGCGCATTACAATACAGGCGCAGCACTTATTGCTCAAACCATCGTGGGTGATATGGGCATTGAACAGTGCGGCTTAGTACCCGATGGCACCTATGGGCCGAAGTTCTGCCTTGGCTTTGGCGGTCTTAACTACGAAGTGGGTGAGATTGAAACCGTCGGCGGCACGTATGGTATCTGGTTTAACGGCGCGGCTGATATTCATGGCGGTTCTTTCAACCCGGTGAACCCTGTTACGGGCGTGAAGGTGGAGCGCGGCGGGTCATTCAACTCTTTCTACATCATTGATACGCCAAGCAAGGATTGCTTTGAAATCGACGGCACTTCTCAATTTGTCGCCTCTGGTTATGCAATCAACATCGGCTCTGGTCTTACCGGGCTTGGCTGTCTGGTCATTGGCGGTGACACCAATTACTCGGATGCTACTCATAAGGCTTCCGGGATCAATTTTAACTTCTCCATGAACAATGTGGGTGGTACGGGTGTTCCCGGTCTTTATCTGGATTATATGACCGGCGCGAATAGTTTAAATGTCAACATATCCAACACACGCCCGAGCGGAGCTACTGTTACTAATCCTAGCGCCTATTTCGCTCAGTTCGGCACCAATAACACGAGTGTTGGTCAGGTTACGGGAAGTATAGACGCCTCTTATACCAGCGTGTTCAATGGGAATGCCACCAATGATGGTATTCGGGTATGGGATGGTATTAACCGCGCGTGGGCGCAGGGCTTCACTTCCACCAAGTTTAATAATGCGGGGGTTACAACCTTCTCCACCGGAGTACAGGGAAGCACCAACGTTAACTACATTCAGGCACAATCCAATGCTACGGGACTCCCCCCAGGTCTTCAGGCCGTAGGAACGGACACCAATGTGGGGATGCAGTTTAAAACTCAGGGAACGGGCGGTTATTCCTTTTCCACGGGCGCTTCTCCTACGAATCAATTTAGCATCACCAATACCAATACGGCGGTGAATCGTATTTCGGTCACAGGCTCGACTACGGGCAACCAAGTCCAGTTGACGGCTTTGGGTTCTGATACCGATATCGGCGTTGCGTTCTCCGGTAAGGGTGCGGGAGTGCTGCGTATGAATAGCCACATTTCCTTGGGAGGCTCAACCCCCACTGGCCCCTCAACCTGCGGGACGGGTTCCCCCACCGTAAGTGGCAATGATATGCGCGGGGTGATTACTACTGGTACGGGTGCCACCGCATGCACGATCACCTTTGCATCCACCTGGGCTGCAACCCCGGTATGTATGGCAATTACAGATAGTACAGCCTCATTGCCGTTTATCTCCGCCATCAGCACGGGTGCGGTGACTTTCGGGCTTACCGGCGCGCTTACAGGTCATATCTATTATCACTGCTTCCAATAGGGATCAGATAGAAATGCGCAGGAATAGTGATAAACCTTTAGATTGGCTCATGGGTATATTTGCGGCCATTACACTCAGTCTTCTCGGCTGGGTGGGGATGAACGTATCCAGAATTCCGGTAATTGAGAATCAGATAACCAATATCCAGAAAACAGCGGATATGGGGTTTGCTACGCTGCGGGATCATGAATTACGAATTAGGACGCTGGAATCCGCCAACTCACGAGCGAACTTTAGCGCTGCTATGCCAGGCAAACTTACGACCAGCGAATTGCGATATTCCGTAACCCAAGAAAAGGAATCCAGCAAATGAGCTTCGATATAGATGT